ACGAAAATTTAAACCCTGCAGGACACACTCCTGATGCTACACCCAAAGACGGTAAGTTATCGGCAACACTTGACACATTTAAGAAAATTGGAAAATAAATACTGATATGAATATCGAAAAAAACCTTGTTTCTAGAATTAGTGTTCCGTCCGCTAGAAAAACCAGTATTGTATCTAGCCGTACCTACAGAGGAATCAGCACAGTTGCAGACTCTGGCACATTTCCTTTATATGATATTTCATTGATAAAACAAGATATTACTAATCACTTTCACATTCGAAAAGGCGAAAAATTAGAAAATCCAGATTTTGGAACAATTATCTGGGATGTTTTATTTGAACCATTGACCGACGAAATAAGAGATTTAATTATAGAAGATGTAACATCTATCATTAACTACGATCCCCGTGTTCGAGTAGTAGATATCACAGTAAGTGAGTATGAAAGCGGCCTACAAATAGAATGCGATCTAACTTACCTGCCCTATAACATATCAGAAAGTCTACGTTTTAGATTCGACGAAGCCAATAGTATTCTATAAATTAACTACCCACATTTTCTTACACGATAAATAACATGTGAGGGACATATATGGGTAGCATAGATAGACAAAATCGATTAATTGCCGCGGAAGACTGGACGAAAATCTACCAGAGTTTCCGTAATGCAGACTTTCAAAGTTATGACTTTGACAATTTACGCCGTACGATGATTGCGTACCTGCGTGAAAATTATCCAGAAGATTTTAACGATTACATTGAGTCAAGTGAATACTTGGCCCTTATCGATCTCATTGCATTCTTAGGTCAAAATCTAGCATTTAGATTCGACTTAAATGCACGTGATAACTTCCTTGAACTAGCAGAACGCAGAGAAAGTGTACTACGTTTAGCACGTCTACTATCCTACAACCCTAAAAGAAACATCCCGGCCAACGGATTATTAAAATTTTCTGCTGTAAGTACCACTGAAGAAATTATTGACAGCAATGGTAGAAACTTATCAGGACAAACAGTACTGTGGAACGATCCCAGTAACAGCAATTGGTATGAACAATTTATTAAGATAATTAATTCGTCGATGAACGAAATAATACAATTTGGTCGCCCTCAAGACAAAAAAGTTATTGGCGGTGTAGCAACAGAACAATATAGGATTAATGGATTAAACACAGAAATACCTGTATACAGTTTTACTAAAAACATTGATGGCCGCACCATGGACTTTGATGTTGTTTCTACAGTATTTAAAGATTCGGATTCGATATACGAAGAAGCACCGCTTCCAGGAAATAACCTAGCATTTTTATATAGAGATGATGGAGGCGGCCCAGCAAGTAGTAATACTGGATTCTTTTTACATTTCCGTCAAGGTACATTAGAGGAAGGAAACTTTGTAGTAGAGAGACCTACACCCAACGAAGTTGTAGATTTAGATTCATCAGGCATTAATAACACCGACATTTGGTTGTACGGTACTAATACTCTAGGCGCAGAGTCAGTATTATGGACACAAGTAGAATCAATTGTTGGAAATAATATCATTTATAACTCTACACAAAGAAATTCTAGAAAACTTTATAGTGTACAAACTAGGTCTAATGACCGTGTTAGATTAGCGTTTGCTGATGGTGTGTTTGGAGATCTTCCACAAGGATCATTTAAAGCATATTATCGTATCAGCAACGGACTAGCATATAAAATTTCTCCAGGTAATATAAAAAGTGTCACCATAGATATTCCTTACTTAAATCGTAATGGTAAGGCAGAAACTCTGTCAATTGTACTGTCATTAAAATACACAATTACCAATGCTAGTTCACAAGAATCAACAGAATCTATTAAACAAAATGCTCCAGGCACGTACTATACTCAAAACAGAATGATAACAGGAGAGGATTATAATATCCTACCACTGAGTGCCAGTCAAGAAATTTTAAAAGTAAAATCTGTCAACAGGTCAAGTTCAGGAATTAGTCGATACTTTGATTTAAAAGATGTAACTGGAAAATATAGCAGTACAAATCTATTTGGAACAGATGGAATCATCTATAAAGAAAATTTTACAGAAACATTTAATTTTAGTTTTGCAACAAAAAGCGAAATTGAAAGTGTAGTAGTGAATCAAATTATACCTGTTCTTAAAAAGAAAACTGTTTATGATTTTTACTTAGATAATTTTTCAAGTATTAATTTAGGAGTTCCTTTTATTGCATGGAATCGAATCACTAAAGCCACTAACTTATCAACTGGCTTTTTCTCGAACAATACCACAGGTGAGCCTAGAACTGTTGGCGCATTTACAAGTTCTAATCTTCGTTATGCAGTAAACGACAGTTTGTTAAAGTTTGTTCCGCCTCCAGGATTTAGAGCATTTGACTCTAAAAATAATTTCATTGCAAATAGTGCGCCTGTAGTGCCAGGCGAAAAGCCTTATATTTGGACAAAGGTAGTTAATATCACAGGCAGCGGAGTTTTTGGTTCAACAAACACTTTACCAAACGGTGACGGACCAATTAAACTCAATGAATTAATTCCCTCTGCGGCAGAATTACAAAATATTATTCCTAAGTTTGTGAAAGAAATATCAGACAGCGTAAGAAATAGAATATTTGATTTGATATTTGCACAAAAAGAATTCGCATTACGTTACGATGCAGTTGATACAGCATGGAAAATTATCACCGAATCTAATGTAGATAAACTCTCTAATTTTAGTTTAGGAAAAACTGGTGATATTAGTAATCAAAGACTTGATGCAAGTTGGTTAATTTTATTTGAAACTGACGGCGAAACATACACAGTAACTAATCGTTCTACTAGATATGTTTTTGAAAGTATCAAAGAAGTTAGATTCTTTTTTGACAGTGGCGACAAAATTTACGACACCAATACTGGAAAAATTGTTAAAGATAAAATTTCCGTATTGAGTATTAATACTAAACCATTAGATGTATATCCATTGAACAAAAATTATGATTGGGAAATCCTCGACGAGTTCAAAGGTGCCGACGGCTATATTGACAGTAAAAAAATCAGCGTAACATTCACTGACCGAGACGAAGACGGTGTAATTGATGATCCTGAAATTTTTGAAAGAATTGTAGAAACAAGCGTTGAGCCTACTAAAAAGATTATTTTCCAACAACGTCGAACTGGGCTTGACGGTGTTACAGATTATTTCTATATCTCCAACGATGATGATTTAATCCGTACGTATAATACACAATCAGAAATTGACACCAGCACCTCAGGAGGAATCGCTGAAGGACAACTAGTATATTGTTTAGACGATAAACTAGTAAAAAGATTTATTAGAACTGGTCAACCTCAATTCCAAGTAACCAATGAGTACAGAGGGTTCTTTGGTCGTGGAGACATAAAGTTTCAATATGTGCATAGTGCAGACAGTAGTGCTAGATTAGATCCTAGTGCCACAAACATCATGGACGTATATGTTTTAACAAAGTCCTACGATACAGAATATCGTCGCTGGGTGAAACAAGAAAGTCTTGCAAAACCTTTACCACCAAGTAGTGATGCATTGTTTATCAACTTTGGAACAACACTACAAAAAGTTAAAGCAATCAGCGATGAAGTCATATATCATCCTGTAAAATATAAAGAAGTATTTGGACCAACAGCACCTACAAGTCTTCAAGCAATATTTAAAATAGTTAAAAATAATAATGTGTCAGTCAGCGACAGCGATATCAAAGCCTCGGTGACAAATGCAATAAACGAATTTTTTGCAATTGAAAATTGGGAATTTGGAGATACATTTTTCTTTGCTGAGTTGTCAACTTATATAATGAATAGAGTTGCACCAAATATCAGCAATATAATAATTGTTCCTAAAGACCCAAGTTTAAGTTTCGGTAGTCTGTATGAAATTAAATCTAACTCTGATGAAATCTTTATCAGTTCAGCAACAGTCAACGATATTGAAATTATCAGTGAAATAACAGCATCGAGAATACGAGCCAACGGCACAGTGACAACAACACTGAATAATAATACTGGTATACAGAGTTCAAATTATGGCATTTAATAACGATCAAATCGACCCAATTTTACCAATTGCAAACGACGGTGAAAAAAATTCACTGAGTTTCTTACCTAAGTACTTTAGAACTAGTTCTAATCGAAAATTTTTAAGTGCCACCATCGATCAGATGATGTCCGAAGGTGAAGTAGAAAAAATAAATGCCTTTATAGGTAGAAAAACATTTGAGCCCTATCGTGTTTCAGACAAATATCTACAAGGTGCTACAAAACAGCGAGAAGATTATCAATTTGAACCAGGAGTAGTTATAAAAGATTCGCTGGATAATGTTACATTCTTCAAAGATTATCCGGACTATATTAATCAGTTAGCAAGTTTTAACAGCGGCGACACTGATCATAATAAAATTAACAGCCAAGAATTTTATAGTTGGGATCCACATTTTGACTGGGATAAATTTGTTAATTACAGAGATTACTACTGGTTACCGTTGGGTCCTGTCAGTGTTCCAATCGCTGGTCAATCAGATAATATTACTAGTACATATACTATTAAATTAGTCGACGACGGCGATAACCGTGCGTATGTTTTTACTCCAGACGGTTTAACAAGTAACCCTAATTTAAAATTATACAGAGGTCAAACTTATAATTTTCAAGTAGACTGCCCAGATTTTGGTATTGCATTTAAAACTGTAAGAGAAACAGGCGACAGCAATTTTTATACACAAGGTGTTAGCACTGACAATCAATATGTTGAAAGTGGTATTATTGAGTTTACTGTTCCTGCTGATGCACCTAACATCATTTACTATGTTAGTAAAACTGATGCAAACACCGGCGGTATCTTTAAAATTTATGATGTAACTGATGCATCGAGCATCGATGTTGAAAAAGAAGTACTCGGTAAACAGTCATATCTATCGTCAAACGGTGTAGAATTATCTAACGGAATGAAAGTATTTTTCCAAGGAAGAGTAACTCCTGAAAAATATTCTTCAGGAAACTGGTATGTTGAAGGAGTTGGCACTGCAATTAAGTTGATTAAAGAATCGGATCTAGCGACACCGTCTACGTATTCAACAAGTACTAGTATTGAATTTGACAACGAACCTTTTGATAGTCAGGGGTTTGAAGTATCGGGAAATCTTCCAAGCAGTAAAGATTACATTTTAATTAATAGATCTAGTAAAGATTTAAATCCTTGGAGTAGATTCAACAGATGGTTCCATAAAGATGTTGTAGAAGCATCTTCTAGAATTAATAATATACCAGCAGTACTTGATCAATCGCAACGTGCTACCCGTCCTATTATTGAATTTGAATCAGACTTAAAGTTGTGGAATTTTGGCCGTCAATTTAAAACTAATGTTACATTAGTTGATTCCTTTACTAGAGATGTTTTTAGCACAATTGAAGGAAGTGTGGGATACAACGTTGACGGGGTTGATTTGTTAGAAGGCATGCGTGTATTGTTTACCGCAGATCCTGACGTACAAGTCAACGGCAGAATTTTTAAAGTTAAATTTATAACACATCTTGCAGTTAAAAGATTAACTTTAGTTGAAGAAATTGATACCAATCCAATAGAAGGTGAAACAGTATTAGTGCTGGATGGTGTGGTAAACAAAGGTAAAATGTTTTACTATACTGGTAATATATGGAAAGAAGCACAGCAAAAGAATTCAGTAAATCAGTCACCATTGTTTGATGTATTTGACGAAACTGGTATTAGTTACGGTAACGATACTGTATATCCAGGTACTACTTTTTCTGGTACACGAATTTTTGGATACCGACCTGGCAGCAACATTGACAGTGAATTAAATTTTGGAATTACTTATAAAAATATAGGCAACATCGGCGACATATTATTTGATTTTGATTTACAAAAAGATTCTTTTATCTATAAGAACATTGCAGACATTGTAACAGTAACTCTTGATAAAGGGTATTTGAAAAAGTCAGTAGATTTGACAAACGTGTCGTTTGTCAATGGATGGGTCAAAGCAATTGCCGACAGTCGACAATATGTTGTTCAACAGTTTGATGGCTCAAATAGAATAAACTATTTTCCTATAGATGTATATGATCAAAGTGGTCTTCTTACTGATCTAGAAACACGAGTTTATATTGACGGCAAGATTATTATTGAAGAGATAGATTATGTTATTGAAGTCAGAAACGACATTGCGTTTGTCAATTTAAACAGAGACATATTATCTACACAAAGTGTTGTAGTCAAGAGCATAAGTTCTGCTAAAAAAAATAACAATGGATATTATGAAATCCCTAGCAACTTAGAAAGTAATCCTAGTAATTTGGTTATTGGTGATTGCACACTAGGAGAAGTAATCAATCATTTAAAAACAATAGGAAATTCTAGACAAGATTTTAGAGGAACCATACCTGGTACTGGAAATCTACGCGACTTATCTAACTTATCAGCATACGGCACAAAGATAATTCAACACAGCGGTCCCTTAACTCCGGTCATCTATCATTTTACAAATAAAGATCATAATATTGTAGACGCATTGCGATATTCAAAAGATGAATACAGCAAATTTAAAAGAAATTTCTTGCGTGTAGCCAGCACATTTGGATTTGATGGTATTACTAGAATACACTTAGATTTAATTTTAAAAGAATTAATTAAAGATAAAACCAAGACCATGCCGTTTTTCTTCACGGACATGACGCCATTTGGCGGCAGTGTAATATTTGATCAAGAAGTCATAGATGATTCTATAACAGAATATCCATTAATTTTTGACTTTGACTTGAATACATTGTCTGACAAGGCAGTTATAGTTTATGTAAACGAAGAACAACTATTGCATGGCCGCGACTATGAATTTTTTAACACAAACTTTATTCGTATTTTAAAACCAATCGTTGCAGGTGATGACCTTAAGATAGTTCAATATGAAAATACCAACGGCTGTTATATTCCTGCAACACCGACAAAATTAGGACTATACCCGTTATATGAACCTAAATTGTATCTCGATGATACACTAGTAACACCGCAGAATGTTATTCAAGGACACGATGGTAGTATTGTTTTGGCCTATAACGATTATCGAGATGATTTAATTTTAGAGTTAGAAAAACGAATCTACAATAATGTCAAAATAAAATATAATACAGAACTATTTGACATTTTTAATTTTGTCAGCGGCTATTATAGAAAGAATGATTTAACTAAAAAACAATTAGACGACACTATTCGCCAAGACTTCTTAAAATGGAGTAGATTCATTTCTGAAGATTATACTAAACATACATTTTTTGACTCTAATAATAGTTTTACATATAACTATAAAAACTTTTCTGGCAACGATGGATCAGAAATTCCAGGACATTGGAGAGGTGTCTACAAACATATGTATGATACTGATCGTCCACATTCCCATCCTTGGGAAATATTGGGATATAGTCAGCAGCCAGAATGGTGGACGTCTGTTTACGGACCTGCTCCATACACACGCGATAACCTTGTATTATGGAACGATATAGCCGAAGGCATCATTAGAGAACCAAATAAACTAGTAACACGAAATAGCAAATTTGCAAGACCGTCGATTGTAAATCATATTCCAGTAGATGAAGAAGGAAATTTATTATCTCCATTAGAGTCCGTTGCTATTAAAGATTATGTTTTTTATCTCGCAGAAGGTGCATTTAGTTTTGGCGATTCTGCACCAATAGAAAATGCATGGAGACGTAGCAGTGATTATCCTTTTAGTTTAATTACAGGTATTACTATTCTTCGTCCTGCAAAAGCATTTGCAACGATATATGACAGGGCTAGACAAATTAGAGATTTTACAGGACAACTAGTCTATAAAACCAGCAACGGTCTAACTCGTTTCACTCACAAAAATTTAGAATATCCTAATTCTGTATCTGAAAATTCTAGAACTTTTACCAGCGGATTAGTTAACTTTATCAGCGAATATTCAACTTCTAAGAGTAAAGATAATTTTGAAATTTATAAAGAAAATTTAACTAATCTACAAGTTAACCTATCTACAAAGATAGGCGGATTTATTACTAAAGAAAAGTTTAAATTAGTATTAGATAGTCGCAGTCCTTTAAATCAAAAAAATATTTTTGTACCTTTTGAAAACTATAATATTATTTTAAACACCAGCACACCTGTGTCGACTATTAATTATAGTGGTGTGATTATTGAAAAACAACCTAAAAACTTTATCGTCAAAGGATATAATCTAGTTCTGCCAGAATTTAAATATTTTAAACCTGTTGAAATAGTAAGTGACCCAGTATCCAATGTAGGCGGTATCAGCGAAAGTTTTGTAGATTGGGACAGGGAAAAGTTTTATAATAAAACTCAAATTGTTCGATATGACAATAATTATTACCGGGTGACAGCAAGTCATACCAGCACTAATACGTTTGAAATAAAGTATTTTGTCAAATTACCTAGTCTGCCAATTACAGGTGGCCGAGAAATAATTTCAAGAACTATATTTGAAACTACGGAATCCACACTACATTACGGTTCAGAACTTAAAACAGTTCAGGATGTTGTTGATTTTCTTGCAGGATACGGCAAATGGTTAACTAGTAAAGGATTCAATTTTGATTTCTTTAACACTGAATTATCTACAGTAACTGATTGGAATACCGCAATTAAAGAATTTGCCTTCTGGACTACACAAAATTGGAGTGCAGGATCAGTTATTAGTTTGAGTCCTGGTGCAGACGAAATTAAATTTACTGCTGACTCTGCAATAGTTGACAATATCAATGATAGTTTTTATGAGTATAGTGTTTATAAGCAAGACGGTATTATTCTTGAGCCGTCTTTCGTAACCACTATTCGTAAAGATAATAATTTTACAATACGTCCAAGAAATACTGCTGACGGAATTTACCATGTCACTTTAAATCTAGTTCAAAAAGAACACGTTATTTTATTAGATGATGTTACAGTATTCAACGATGTAATATATGATCAAGTACAAGGGTATAGACAAGAACGCATTAAAGTAATTGGTTATAGAACTGGTGGATGGCTAGGTAGTTTTAGCATTCCTGGATTCATCTACGACAATGCAGTTGTCACTGAGTGGACACAATGGAAAGATTATGCATTAAGTGACACAGTCAAGTATAAAGAATTTTATTATAGTGCTAAACAAAATATACCAGGCTCAGAAGAATTTGATCCAACAAACTGGAATAGACTATCATCTAAACCTGAGAGCAAATTAATCCCTAACTGGGATTATAAAGCAAATCAATTTTTTGATTTTTATGACTTAGACACTGATAGTTTCGATGTTGATCAACAAACTATTGCAAAACACTTAATTGGATATCAACGTAGAGATTATTTAGAAAACATTATCAACGATGATGTTGCACAATATAAGTTTTATCAAGGAATGATCCGCGATAAAGGAACTCAAAACGTACTAAACAAATTATTTGATCCGCTGAGTTCAGCCAACAAAGATAGTTTAGAATTTTATGAAGAATGGGCAATACGTCTTGGTACATACGGAGCAACATCTGCATTTGAAGAAGTAGAATACAAAATCGACGAATCAAAGATGTTGATTAATCCTCAGCCTTTTGAATTAGTAGATAGTGTTGATAATTCTTTCAATGATTTTGTCTATAGAATTACACCTAATCAAGTATATGTACCTAGTGAAAATTATAATCATGCACCTTTTCCAAGTCATATTCCAACAGAGTATTTTGTTGACACTCCGGGATATGTTCGCAGAGAAGATGTGGATTTTGTCTTCAACAGTAAAGATGATATATCTACATTAGAATTTTCTCAGTTGTCTGAAGGCACACGTTTGTGGATAGGCAATGATAAAAATACCTGGGGCGTTTATAGATTCACAGCAATCTCTGCTCGAGTATCTACTGTTGTGCTTTCAGAAGATGAAACAATTCGTATTACATTTTCTAGTAATAAGGATGCTGACCTATTAGTCGATGATTATATCGGTATTGATGCAACATCGTCAATAGACGGCATCTATAAAATTACTAATGTCGGATATAATTTTATTGAAATAAATGCAGGAGACATCACTGAAGATGACTTGTTGTTGGCTACAGTGGAAAATGCATTTATAATCTACAAATTTAGTTCTCTACGACTTAAAGAAAGATTAGTTAATGGGCAAACACTGCCAGCATCTATTGATAGATTAGATGAAATTGAACTCCCTGTAAGAGAAAACGGTGATCTAGTATGGATTGACGGAGCAGATAATGACTGGAGTGTGTGGTTGTATGAAAACAATTATGCTGTAAAACCAGTAACTGACGAAACAGACAATTTTGCAAGTACTGTTGCTGTTGATAAAAATGAAACTGTAATGGCTGTTAGGGCCGGTACAGACGCTGATGATCAAGTACTGTACTTTACTAGACCAGCGTCTACATTCAATTGGGCGTTTGCAGAATCTATTAATGCAGGTGCTACATCTCTATTAGATACTAATGGTTCTTTTGGTCAATCATTAGCATTGTCATCAGATGGTGTTTTATTAGCAGTAGGAGTTCCTGCATCAAATACTAATCGCGGACACGTTTCGTTGTTTACAAAAAATCCTGCAAATATTTTTCAGTTCACTGCAAACTTATTACCAGGAACACGTCGAGTGAATGAATTATTTGGCGCAGAATTAGCATTTACTAATAATAATTTAATAGTAGTTTCTAAAGGAACTGCCGATACTGTATCTCCTGCAATTTTCCTTTATGATTTAGAAGGCAATGAGTTAGATACAGTCACTAGTTTTAGTTCATTATTTGAAATTACAGACATATCTGTAGGAAATAATTTACTGGTAGTTGCATTTGCAAATGAAACAGTTAACATCTACGATGTATCAGCCAACGAATTAAATTTAGTTGACACTGTTACATTTGGAGATTTAGTTCCTAATACAAATATTAGTATTTCTACAGGATCTAATTTTGCAGAGTCAGTGACAATTACTCAAGACGGCAAATACCTTGCAGTCGGTGCGCCAGAATATACAGGTTTAAATTCACAACAAGGTTGCGTTGTACTGTTTGAATTAATCGACGAACAGTATGTTGCACAATATATTATTGAAGGCCCAGGCGACACCTCAGCAGGAAAATTTGGATCAAAGATTAAATTTAATCTACAAGGTGACCAACTAGTTGTATATGCTTCTGGAATTAAACACGATACAAGTACAACATTTGACAATACTACCACAGTCTTCGATAAACGAAAAACTCGATTTGTAGATTTGGAACCAGGCTATGGTTCTGTTTCTATGTTCGACAAATACGATACACGATTTGTGTTTGCTGAAACTTTGGAAATTGACAACGCCCTTGGCATACGCTATGGAAATTCTTTAAATTTCCGCAAGTCAGTGTACATAGGAGACCCTGCAAAGTCTCGTGGAGCAGTATACGAATTTACAAGCCCAACTAAGAGTTGGAGAAAATATCAAACTCCTAGTCCAGCAGTGGATGTTAATAAAATTAAATCCATCTTCCTATACGACACTGACACTAGTAAGATTTTACAATATCTAGATTTTGTTGATCCTTTACAGGGTAAAATCCTAGGGTTAGCAGAACAAGAATTAAGTTATAAAACTTATTATGATCCTGCAACATATATCATCGGTACAG